AGATGAAGTATCAGGATGAGATGGACTTCATTGTATCTAATCTAAAACGTAATAAGTTCATTCAGAATCTTACATTATCACTTAATGGTAATACTCTTTTGTTATTTCAATTTGTAGAAAAACATGGAAAAATATTATATGAATCTATTTCAAAAGCGGTTGAAGATGATAGAAAGGTTTTTTTCGTTTATGGAGGAACCGATGCATCGACTCGCGAAAAAATCAGGGAAATCACTGAGAATGAAAAAAACGCCATTATCATTGCGTCGTACGGCACCTTCAGTACTGGGATTAATATACGCAATCTTCATAATATTATTTTTGCTTCTCCCTCTAAGTCTCGTATACGTAATCTTCAGTCTATTGGTAGAGGGTTACGTAAGGGTGATGCAAAAGATAAAGCGACTCTATTCGACATCGCCGACGATCTCCGGTATAAAACAAAAGTGAATTATACATTGACTCATTTCGGCGAAAGAGTTAAAATATATAATGAAGAAGAGTTTGAATATAAACTGTACAATATAAAACTATAAAAGTATTGACAAATGAATGACAATATATTATACTTAAAATTAGTTAATGGTGATAATATTATTTCCTATGTTGAGAATAATATAGAAAGTTTGATTCTCAGCGATCCAATGCAAATTTTTGTTTACAACACATATAAAGGTGCGAGTATCAAACTTGCAAAGTGGATTCCATATACTGAAAAAGAAGATTTTATAATTGATATAAGTACTGTTCTTTTGTCTTGTGAAGTTGAACAGGATGTTATTGATTATTATATCGAGGCAAAAAAATCACTCAAATATTATCATCATGATAATGAAGAAAATCACAAAGTGATTGATGCGATGTATGAAAAATATGCGAATAATTCTATAAAGGTGCATTGAAATATGGCAAAGAAAAAAAGTAAACACTATGTGAATAATAAAGATTTTTTTGAAGCAATGTGTGAATATAAAAAACAATATGAACAGGCTGAGAAAGAAGGAAAAGAAAAACCACAAGTGTCAATTTATATTGGTGAGTGTATTATGAAGATTGCTGTTAATCTATCACATAAACCAAACTTTATTAACTATCCATTTAAAGAAGAAATGATTTCGGATGGTATTGAAAATAGTTTGACATATATGCATAATTTTAATCCAGAGAAGTCACAAAATCCATTTGCATATTTTACACAGATTATTTACTACGCATATTTACGTAGGATTGCAAAAGAGAAAAAACATCTATACACTAAGTACAAATATGGTGATCATTTATTGGTAGGTGAGGGAGGATTTGATATACAAGACCATGACTCAGCGCCTATTAAAAATTCTAAATCTAACGAATGGTCAAGAGATCACATTGATACATTTATTGAAGACTTTGAAGAAAAACTAAAACAGAAAAAGATTGGTATTAAACCAGTAGATGTTTTTATGGAGGAAAATTAAATGAAAGCAGCAATCATTACAGATACACACTGGGGTGTTCGTGGTGATAGCAAGCAGTTCTTAGATTTTTTTGAAAAATTTTATAACAATGTATTTTTTCCAAAGTTGATTGAAGAAGGCATCACGACCATTTTTCATCTTGGTGACATTGTTGATCGACGTAAGTTTATTAACTACGTTACCCTGCATCACTTCAAGAACATCTTTATCAATCGATTGGAAGAACTTGGAATTACGATGCATGTCATCGTTGGAAACCATGACATTCCCTATAGGAATACAAACTCTATTAATGCGATGATGGAGTTGTTTCGTTCGCCTAATATCATTACGTATGCAGATCCGAAAGATGTTGAGTTTGATAGTGTTAGTATTGCTATGCTACCATGGATTAATAATGAAAACTATACAAGTTCAATGGAGTTTGTAAAGAAAACAAAATCACAAATCTTGTTTGGTCATCTTGAACTTGCAGGATTTTCGATGTATCGAGGATTAGAATCCCATGATGGTATGGATCCTGGAATTTTTAATAAGTTTGATATGGTTTGTTCTGGGCATTTTCACCATAAGTCTAGTAATGGTAACATTCATTATCTAGGTAATCCTTATGAGCTTAATTGGAATGATTATAATGATAATCGAGGATTTCATATCTTTGATTCGGAAACAAGAGAAATAGATTTTATTCAAAATCCATATCGTATGTTTCACAAAGTTTGGTATGATGATGTTGATACTACTTTAGAAAAAATGCTTGACAAATATGATTTCTCGGTATATAATAACTGTTATGTAAAAGTGATTGTTCAGAATAAGATAAATCCATATTGGTTTGATATTATGATGGATAATCTCTATAAAGAGAATCCTGCCAATGTGTCCATCGTTGAAGATAATAAACATATGGATGCATTACAAGAAGAAGATATTATTAATGAGGTAGAGGATACGCTAACGACTCTACATAATTATGTTGATACTATGAATACAGATATCGATAAGAAAAAACTTAATTTGTTATTCTCTAATCTGTATATTGAGGCTCAGACATTTGATTCAGTTTCATAAAGTAAAATGGCAAAATTTTTTATCAACAGGTAATGTATGGACTGAGATCGATTTAAATCGAAGTCCAAATACACTTATCATTGGTGAGAATGGAGCAGGTAAATCCACGGTGCTTGATGCTCTGTGTTTTTGTCTATTTGGTAAACCATTTCGCAAGATCAATAAACCACAACTGATTAACTCTGTAAACGAAAAAGGTGCTCTGGTTGAGATTGAATTCTCGATTGGAAAACTTTCATACAAAGTGATTCGTGGATTGAAACCACATAAGTTTGAAATCTATATTAATGATCAATTGATCGATCAAACAGCGTCTGTTCGTGACTATCAAGAACATCTAGAAAAGAATATCCTCAAACTTAACTATACTTCATTTACACAGATTGTGATTCTTGGTTCATCGACATTTGTTCCGTTTATGCAGTTACCGGCTCATCAACGGCGTGAAATCATTGAAGACCTTCTTGATATTAAAATCTTTACTGTTATGAATCTTCTTTTAAAAGAGAAAGTTCAACAAAACAAAATTGATATTCTTGACTGTAAGAATAGTATAGATGTTGATGAAGAGAAACTTGGAGTCCATCTACAGTACATTGAAGAGATTAAATCTAAGAATAAAGAAAGACTCAAAACTTTAAAATCTGAGATTAAAAAATCTGAGAAGTCTATTTCTGATTTGAGTGAAATGATTCGAAAACATAATACCAAGATCAAAGATTTAGAATCAACAATCACTGATGAGGGCAACGTTAAGATTAAAATAAATGAGATTAAAAGAATAGAATCAACATTTGAAGATAAGATTCGAATGTTTAAAGATTCTATTGAATTTTATGAGAACAACGATAGTTGCCCAACATGTGAACAGGTAATCACTGAAGATCATAAATGTAAAAACGTTGATAAAGATAAATCTAAAATTACTGAAATTGAAAATGCAATGGAGAAACTTGATGGTGAACTCCGTAAGTACAATGAACGACTCTTAGATATATTTGAAGTCAATAGACAAATCAATACAATCAATGAAGCAGTTACCGATAAGAACAATCAGGTATCTTCTATTAATCGATACATTCAAAAACTTAATTTGGATTTACAGATTGAGAATAACGAGTCTGGTAATCTCAAAGAAGAGAATAAAAAGATTCATGAATTGAAAAAATTAATTGAGAGTCATGAAAAGAAAAGAGAAGAACTTGTAAACGAAAAATCAATCCTTGATGTAGCTGCAGAATTACTAAAGGATAAAGGTATTAAAACACAAATTGTTCGTCAATATATTCCAGTAATGAACACTTTGATAAATAAATATCTTGCCTCAATGGAGTTTTTTGTTAACTTCGAATTGAACGAAAATTTTGAAGAAGTAATCAAGTCTCGCCATCGTGATGAGTTTAGTTACGCATCATTCAGCGAAGGTGAGAAAGCAAGATTGAATATTGCTCTTCTTCTGACTTGGCGGGCAATCGCAAAAATGAAAAACTCTGTTCACACTAACTTACTTATACTCGATGAGGTATTTGATAGTTCGCTTGATGAAGTAGGCGTTGAGTCGTTGACTAAAATCTTCCATGAGTTTAATGATGGTACCAATCTATTCATCATTAGTCATCGTGGTGACGTATTGCAAGATAAATTTAGATCAGTAATTCGATTTGAGAAGGTAAAGAATTTTTCAAGGATTTCATCATAATGTATGGTATACAGGTAAAATTTGAAGATTCGTATTTGTGGGTTTTACATGTAGAACCCAATGTTCATTATGAAAATACGACATATCGAAAATTTG